CCTCCTTTAGTTGTTTGAGTAGAGCCTCCAGCTGTTCCCGTATATAGATCTGCACTAGCTGTTTCCCATGTAGTTCCAGCTGCTTGTCCGTCTCGATATTTCCAACTTGCACCTTCTGTTGTTTTTGGATTATGAGTATCTCTACCTATTCCCATATCCCAAGATTGAGATGCAGCATACGCATATATGTCATACGAAAATGGCAATGAAGATGCTTCATGTGTATACATCTTTAAGTTTGCTCTAAAAGTATTTGCAATATCACCAGACAATATAGAACTAGATATATATCCTAAATTAAATTTAGTTAATATTCTAGAATTAAATGTATTATTGGTGTTTGACTCCGATATTATTTTTTGAAGTTGTAAAACCTCGTCTAAACCAGTATTTTTTGATTCATACTGTTCATATAATGTAGTATCTATTGATGAAGTTATGCTATATATCATTTTTATGCTCCAACTATTCTTGCTTCAATATCAGTATCTGGGAATCTGACCTCGAATATTGATGGATCCATTGAAGGATACACCACATTGTTTTTAGTAGCTTCACCTATATCATAATAATTAGGAGAATATCCAGAAGTTGCATCAAACTTATTTACAAGTGTTAAGTTTAAGATTGATTGTACACCTTCAACTTGGTCTAAGGTTGCAGCAAGATCAGATATCGAGATAGGTTCATTTATTTGCCATTTGTCTATTGCAAAATATTTTTTAGCTTCATTAATTGTCTTAATAAGTACTTCTTTAGATATTGAGTCAGGTCTAGATAATATATCAAACTTTACCCCAATATTAATTACATGTGCGTTTCTTAAATTTATTCCATCAGTTAACATTCTATACTTACTAAGATATGTTTTTAAATTTGTTTTTGTAGCCAAGTTAGGTGCAATAAGTTGTTTATTTGCGTTATATGATAGGCAATAAATATTTATAGCCAATGGATTAAAGGTTGTAGATCCATCGGGTTGTAAGTTTTGTTCGTCTCGTTCTACATATGCCTTTGCAATACTTCCATATTTTCCAGGTAAAGTATAAACTCTAGCAATATAATCTTCTTTAGTTACAGCTCTATTTTGTGTAGAATACGCAGCAAGTGCGTTTTGTCGTATTTCATCAATAGTTTCTTGTCCTCTACCACCAGTTGCTCCTGTTGGGTTTGTGCAAGCTATAGACTTTCTACAAAAATCTACTACAGTTGAATCTAGACCATCAGTTCCTCCTAAAAATTCAGTATTTGTTATGTTGGTTAATGTTCTAGCTGAAACATTTGACGATATTCCACCACCTGTATAGTATCTGACAACTAAGGTTGTGTCTGATGGAGCTTTTCCATATCCTCTAGTAAATAGTACATTTGTAGGGTCAAAAGAATTGTCTAATCCTGACGTATTACCATATGGCAGCTGCATGCCTACATTTATTGGATTTGGTAAAATAATTTCATCTGCATTTGCCGATACTCCTGCACCGAAATGTAATTCTATTTGATTATTCGATGTTATTCTTTTAGTGAAACGTCTTGGTACACGTCTTAATGATAGTATATATGGAACAGAATCTGCATATGCTGATAATAAAGGATCTTGAGCTACTCCTTGTTTAACTTCAGTATAAACAGTATCCTGAGCTAAATAATCTACTTCGTACCATTTGTTTCCATCTATATCTTTACAATCAACAATATCAATAATATTAGTAGGTCCTAGTCTAACCCTATCAAATTTCTTAGGTTCAGTAAACGTAAAAGTTTGTGACTCTAATTTTCCAGAAATAGAACGTACTGTTTTTTGTAATAAGTAATATTGAGGTGCACCTGTATTTTCATCAACCTTATATATTGAAACTTCTGTAGGGTTTGAAGAACTAGACACACTAAAATCTATAACTTCTAACGTTCTAAATTCTATATCTGAATTTTCTGTAGATTTAACAGTTAGTCCTTCCTGTATTTCTACAGCATACCTAAAATCTGGTCTAATATCAACACCATTTCCGATGGCTGGAACTAAATGAAAAACATCTAAATCAGTTGTTGCGGCCGTAGATGGATTTGGTTTATATCCTAATGCCTGTGAAATATCATAAATATTTTGAGGCTCTTCTGCGTGCAATAACATTGACTCTCTAAGTTGATTGTCAATATATAGTGATAGTACATCTCCAACATAGGCTGTCATTTCAATGAACATCATTCCAGGAGAAGTTTCATTAAAATCAGTATATGTGTCAGGAAAATATGTTTTTGCAAAATTAACTAACTTTTCTCTAAACTGAGAAAAATCTTTATTTAAGTATTTTACATCTTTTTTAACTAGTGCCATTATTCTACTCCGCCTATTACAAGGACTATTGATTCTTCATTAAATCTATTTCCGGCTAGTGTAAAGCTAAGTGATATTCTAACACCATTAAAACTATCACTAAAACCATAGGCTTTATCAGCTACTCCAACCACTAGATTTGTTATTTGTACATATGGTAACCAGTATGCAACAGCTTCGTTTATTTCTTCTTCTATCTTTGTAATCATTTCATCTACATTTTGGTCAAATAGAAAATCATATATACTAGTTCCTAATGTTGGATGAAATGGTCTTTCTCCCTTTCTAGTCAGAATTAAGTTTTTAAGATTTGCTGCAGCAGCCTTTATAGTTGTCCTAGTCTGTGGAAAAGGAGAATCATTTTGGTCTCTAAGCGGCAAATCTATTCCAACTGAAATTCTATCATCTTCATCAGCTGGATTAATTCTAAATATTTTTCTAGGAGGTATTGCCATTTACTATTTACCTTTCTTTTTATTAATTGCTTTCATTAAGTCAGTATAATCTCTAGTTAAAACTTGAGCCATATTATCATCAACTTCAACATGTTGCCTATCTTTAGGTACCATCTGTTGTGCTGATGGTTTTTGGCCAAACATTTGATCTGGTGATTCAAGTCCCATCATTGATGCTAAACCGTCTTTACCGTCAGAATATGTTTTTCCTCCCATAGTTGGCCATTCTTCATTTGCCGTTTCATTCAATACCTTATTTAATATAGGATCTCGTGTAAACTCAAATTCTTGATGTTTTTTTCTACTCTTTCCTTGTTCATAAGGATTTTTAGGAGAGTTGGCAACATCGGCTAACTTCATACCATGCCTAATAGTTTCTTTTGTTAGTTTTTTCTTTCCTAGAACTTCATTTAGTTCTTCACGAATAGCTTTTTTAACTTCTTCTCTAACAACTTTTCGTATTACGCTTATTAGTTTCTCTGTTTTTTTCATAATTGTTCTCGTTACTTATATAAATATCTCGTTTGCTAACTTTTTTGTTCCTATATCCAAGGTAATGGTCCAATAGGTGGTACTCCGGGTATAGTATACAGTCCAGTTGGAAACCAACTAGCTAATAGTGCTCCAAATTGATTTCCCATCGTTAATGCATCAGCTCCAGCATCTCCTACTGGAAAACCACCGTCAATTGGAGGTGGTCCAGCTGGTGGAATTGCTATTGAAGGTGCAAAACCTGGAGCCATGGTTGTTGCATATAATTGTATTGCTGACTTTAACATATTTCCTGCATTATCAGTGTCTGAATTCCATCCTGCTAGTGCTCCGGCCATTGCACTTTCTGCCGCACTTAACATTGATGATGGAGCTGGTGCCAATACTGTTGTAGCTCCTGCTGTGACTGCTTGTGCCCAAGCTTTTCCTGCATCACCCTGTTTCTCTCCACTAGAAACTTCACCTCCAAAGTTGGCATTATAAACATTTGCAAAAAGTGCAGGATTAAATGGCATAAATATTCTCCTAATTAGATTTAGTACAAAAACTATTTTCGCTTAATATATCTGGAGCGGCTGATTTTAAATCTGCATAGTCCGCTGTATTTATTGGTGTTCCGCTAGGTCCGCAAGCTGTTGGGTGAGTTTCTGCCATGAGAGTGTCACATAACTTTTGCATCCAATCAACAAGTGTTTGTCCCATTGCTACAGGTTCAGCTTCGTCTGTCGATGCATTTCCTAAGTATATTTTTGGTGAATCTATTATTGTATGGTCATCGGCATCAATATTAAACGTACCTTCTGTTGAAAAGCCTACTGATATTTTTGCCGTTCCTAATATACTATCTTTTTTTGAATTAAAAACTATTCTATCTGAGTTTAATATTATTTGATTTCCTTCAAATGAATCTTGTTCGTCAGGTGCTGAACTATTATGGTATGAATCCTTATTTGTACTTGCAATTTCTAAGGGTATTTTTTGACCATTAGTAAGTACTACTTGTGATGCATCACCAGCCGTTGTATAATCTTCTAAGTGGTAACCTTCTCCAGTATCTGAGGTATTTCCGTATCCGTTTTGTATTGTTATTATAGGATCTCCTGCAGCACCTGCATCCGAATATAGATTAGGATCTCCAGCTTGAGGATCAGAAGTACTTCCCATTCGTATTGAATTTCCCCATCTACCTTGTACTATTAAATCACCTTCATATGGTTGAAGTGATGATACTTCCTTTGGTTTAAATGAATTACCAAGTGTTGGTCCGTTTGGTTCAGCATCTCCCTTATGTCTATCAAATTCAGAAGGAGTTAATTCTCGATATGGTAATGAGTATGAAGCTGCAGGTAAACTATTTTCATTTACATCTTGCCATACATTTTGTGGTAATGACATCCAATATTTTTTAACAGATCCTGTTTGTCTTTGTGAATCCGGAGAAGCTCCAATTACCAATAATACTATTTCAGATACTAAAGGATATTGTATTATATTACCATTTGTTGGCATTGTCCATTGTAATGTATAATCACTTCTATTTCGTTCTGTTTGGATGGATCTTGCCAATACGCATCCAACCGTATTTCCATTATCTGGATTATATTCAGGGTGAGCTTCATCTAATATTATATCAACAACCTCTGCAGGTTCTATTTGTAAGTTATTAACCGATTGTTCTAGGCCTTTTACTTGTGCTCCGGTATTTACTGGCATTACTAGTCCCTACTTTTGTCTTCTAACTCTGTAATTGTGTTTAAGAGTTGTTTCTTTTCATCATCACTTAGAGTAAAATCTCCTCCAGAGTCTGTAGCTCTTGTTTGAGCTCGTTGAATTATTCCTGCCATTTTTATTAAATGGTCGTCATTTTTTAGAGATGCATCAATATAGTCTTTAATTAATGGTACTATAACTGTTGCATCTGTCATGTTTTTTATTAGGCCTTTTAGCTGACCTATTAGGGTATTAATTTGCTCGTCTTTTTTTCTAGAGTTTTGGTAGATCTCTGAAAAAATGTTAGACAAGGTTTTGCCCTTAAATACTTCATCATCAAACATATATTTTCTCCTAATACTATTTATCTATATATAAATATATCCGAGCTGCAAAATAAAAATTGCCCAAGCACTTTAATAAGCACCTGGGCAACCTTCATACAAGTAAGTTTAATTACTTCTTAACAAAAAATGATGCTACGATTAATAATACTACTAATCCAGTAAAACCACCTTGTCCGAATCCATCCACTAATGATGTTAAATTCGCAATTACATCCATTCCAAATACATCACCACCTGTTACAACGAACCATAAGATCGTTACTGGTAATACTGCCATTAGAATTGTTGTTAATCCGCCAAAAAATCCTGTAATCATTTTTATTACATTATCCATTTGATTTCTCCTCTTGTTTATTGCCACTAGCATTGACTAATTGTTAATGTTTAGAAACGGTATGCCAACCCTAAGTTGAACGTACCCTCTCTATCTCCGTTTGAGTCTTCTTTAAGACCTAATGTATAATTTGGCTCTACTGCTAGAGCTTTCCATACTACAAATGAATAACCTAAACCAATTGTTAAGTTGTCCATCATTTCTTCAGTTGGTGCTTGAACAGAAACAAACATATTCGCGTTATAATTGTAACGGCCGAATAGGTCATAGTTTTTGTCTCCTACTGAATCTTCACCGGCAGCGATTAGACCAACAGTCCAAGTATCGTTTAATACATATC